CTGTAAGAACACGATCAAGGCGCTGCGAAACGTGACCTACAAGCAGGGTGCGGATGACTATGTGATCGACAAGTCCGCTGGGATCGAGCACTGGACTGACGGCCTGGGCTATCTGGTCATGTCGGAGTACAACCCGCTGTACGCGAACGCTGGCCGCGGCACGGGCATCAGGTTGTATTGACCTTGATCGACGCATGGGGTATACTCCTGGAACGGGGGCGACCCCACCAACACACCAGACAAATGACCAACACCACTCGCGCCACTAAGGCGCAGCTGATCGACCTGCTCAACCAGCAGGCTGCCATCACTTCAGAGCTTGAGCACCAAGTGAACGAATCCAAGGAGAAAACCACGCTCGCCCTTTGGGTAGCTGCAATCAGCTTTACTCTTGGGCTCCTGTTCTGATCACCCAGCCCCTTCGGGGGCTTTTTCTTGCCTTCGCCTCTATCGTGAACGCGCCGCACATATCCGATGGCAACCTACCTCTGGCACGAAATGGAAGCTGCCTACGACGCAGCCCAAGATCTTGACGCCAAAAACTTCAGTCAACCTGCCGCGGCCATCCTGGCTGTTATTCAACAATGGCTCTACGAAGAGGGCTTTGACGAAGCCGCCGACTCACTAGACGAAGAAATCTTCCACGCTGAAGAAAACGACTAATCTGCTGGGTCGGTTCTACCCGTAAGGCTGAACGCCCGCGTGTGGGGGTATCGGAGGCCCAGCCAACATTCAGCATTAACCTAGAACCATAGAATTTGTGCATGGCTAGGCGCGCAAGATGACTTACACCGGTTTCAAGCGTTACGACCGGAGCATTCAGCGCCAAGCAACGCAGGTGCAGGATCCGTCTGGCGCTTGGGCCGGAATGGAGCCCCACTGGATCTTGATCGAAGATCTGATGGAAGGTACCTACGGTATGCGCCGTAAGCATCGCCGGTATCTGCCGCAAGAGCCACGCGAGCTAGACGAAAGCTTTGATAACCGCCTAGCCCGTTCTGTTTGCCCGCCTTATTACCAACGTCTTGAACGGATGTTGGCTGGCATGTTGACGCGCAAGCCGGTCAAGCTTGATAACGTCCCAGACCAAATTCGTGAGCAGCTGTTTGACGTTGACCTGCAGGGGAATGATCTAAACATCTTCACCTATGAGCTGACGCGGAAGATCGTTCGCTACGGCCACGTTGGCGTCCTGGTTGACTTCCCAAGTGCCACTGACGACGAAACACAAAACATCACCGATGTTGCCAGCCTTCGTCCGTACTGGGTTTGCTACACCCCGCGTGACATCCTTGGTTGGCGTTCTGAAATCGTCAACGGCGGCCAGCAGCTGACCATGCTCCGCCTGATGGAGCGCGTCGTTGTTCCTGACGGTGAATTTGGCGAAAAGTACGTTGAGCAGATCCGCGTGTTGCGCCCTGGCTCTTATGAGCTGTACCGCCAAAGCGAAGACAACGGTGATTTTGAGAAAGTAGCCGAAGGCCAGACCAGCCTTGATTACATCCCGTTTGCTGTTGCCTATTCCAACCGTGTTGGGCTGCTTGAGTCACGTCCGCCGATGGAGGACATCGCAGAGCTGAACCTCAAGGCGTATCAAATCCAGAGCGATCTGGACAACATGCTGCACATCAGTGCAGTGCCGATGCTGGCGTTCTTTGGGTTCCCGAGTTCCGCCGAGGAAGTCTCCGCTGGCCCTGGTGAAGCAATCGCCTTCCCTGCTGAAGGCCGCGCTGAATACATCGAGCCTGACGGTAAGAGCTTTGAAGCGCAGTTCAAGCGCCTTGAGCAACTCGCCGGTCAGATCAACGAACTCGGCCTATCTGCTGTCCTGGGTCAAAAGCTCAGCGCTGAAACGGCTGAATCGAAGCGCATTGATCGCAGTCAAGGCGACAGCACCATGATGGTCATCGCTCAGCAGGTGCAGGATCTGATCGACAACTGCCTGCAGTTCCACGCAGACTACGTTGGCCAGCCTCAAGCCGGTTCTAGCTATGTCAACCGGGATTTTGTGGGCGCACGCCTTGAGCCTCAGGAAATCCTCGCGCTGCTGCAGCTCTACACTGCTGGGTCAATCACGCAGAAAACCTTGCTTGATCAGCTCAGCGAAGGCGAAATTCTGGGCGACGATTTTGATGTTGAAGAAGAGCTAGAAGCCACGCAAATGGGCGGGCTGATCGAAATGGGCGGCGGCATGGACATCACATCTGGTGACATGCCAGCAGAGCAAGTTTCGATGGAAGATGACCAAGCTCCCATTGAACAATGACGCAATCTGGCGTAACGCCGCGCCTACTCAACGTTGAACAGTTCAAGCGACGGATTGACCCCAATCAGCCCGTTGCCAACCTGTTTCGCAATGCGATTGACCTAAATCGCTTCAGTAATGGCGTCGCCAAGCAGGTCGTTCGTGATTACAACGAGATCATCCTTAGCGCTGTTGCCGATCTAAAGGCAATCGATATTGGCGCAGCAACTGCAGGCGCAGGCATTGTCAGCCCGCAGTCTTATCAAGCGCAGCGTTTGCGTGTGATCCTTGCTCAACTCAAGGAATCGTTGGACGGCTGGGCGGCTCGCAGCACGGCATACATGACCGGCGAGCTACAAGGTTTGGCTGAGCTGCAGACTGAATTTGTCACTGAACAGCTGAGGCTTGCCGTTGAAGGCGGCCAGATTGGTGCGCGTCAAATTGAGCCCAGTGTTGTTGCACGGGAGGCTGTACGCACTGTTGAGGTTGCACCGAATTTTGCGGCCACGGTGGCCACGGTTGACCCAACGGACATCAACTTCACGCTGCCCGGCACTGGTCAATTCAATTTGACGGCAGGACAGGGCGCTGCAATCACGTTGCCCAATGGCCAGGTTGTCAGCAAGGCATTCCGCGGCTTAGCTGAATCTCAAGCGCAACGTTTCAACGCTGTTGTGCGTACTGGCCTTTTGTCGGGCGAACCAACACCGCAGATTGCGCGTCGCCTGGTCGGCAACCTGAACTTTGGCCAACTTGCAAAGACTGCACGGCAACAAGCCTTGGCTGGCGGTGAGCTGACCAAAATGGCAGACCATCAGGTGCTGACCGTTGTTCGCACGTCAATTCAGCAGGTCGCCAACGCCGCAAGCGACAACGTGTATAAAGCCAACCAAGATGTCACGCAGAAATACAGATACGTCGCCACGCTTGATGGCCGCACCTCAGCGATCTGTCAAAGCCTTGATGGCCAGGAATTTGCCTATGGCGATGGTCCTGTTCCGCCGGTTCATTTCAACTGCCGTTCCACCATTGTGCCGGTGATCAATTACCAGGAACTTGGCCTGCGTCCACCGGAGGAAGTTTTGGAGAAGGGCAGCTTATTTTTCAAGCGATCTGCAGAAGGCGGTCAGGTCAAGGCCAGCACGACCTATGGGCAATGGCTGCGAGATAAACCCAAGGCGTATCAGGAAGAGGTGCTGGGTAAATCACGGGCGGCATATTTTGACAAGCTTTCAAACAAGCTGGGGCCACAGGAAGCCTTGAAAAAGATGGTCCGTGAAGATGGCTCCGAGGTCACCTTGGCCCAGCTCAAACAGCGATATGGAGCAATTAAGGACGACTAGGCTGTAACCAGCAGCCACAGCCCCGTGCCGCTTAAGAAAGGCCGAAGCAAAAAGGTCATTCAGGAAAACATCCGCCGTGAAATCAAGGCGGGCAAGGATCCCAAGCAGGCCGCGGCCATCGCCTATTCCAAGGCTGGCAAATCCCGTAAACGTCGCAAAAAGAAGTGATGGCTATCGGCATTGGCTCTCGTGTCAGCTGGGTTTATCAAGGGGTTCGTACTTATGGCGTGGTCGTCGGTAAAGAAGGCAAGCGTGGCTCTGTTCGCACTTCCCGCGGCAATACTGTTACTCGTGTTGGCTCTGCCGATGACCCTGTGTTGCGAATTAAATCGGAATCAACCGGCAACCCAGTTCTTAAAAAGCGGTCAGAATTGAAGGCAGCGTCAAAACGCAAATGAAAGGCCGAATCTGGGAAGGCAGTTGCACTTACCTGAAATGTGCCGATGGCATTGTTGAAGGTCGCTTCATGTTCCCTACGCCCAATAGCCCTGAAATCCTTGGGGCATTGATGGGCAGACTTGCTGAAGGCGTAGAGGTGATTACCTGCACAGAGGATGACGAAGAGGACGATTAGCGGCCTTCCATCTTGAAGATCCATTCTTTCAGCTCGATCACATAACGCCGCAGCTCATCTGCCTGTTCGGCGTGCCATCTGTCGCCAGTGGCAAAGTATTGGCGCGTATGCAGATCAATTGCGCGCAGCAGTTGGACGATCACAGGGTTCCACGGTTCCCTGATCGGTGTATTCCATTCGCGCATTGTCCCTGAAGCGGGATTACCGCACCAGTCTGATTGTTTGCTTTGAAAATAGAGATATACTCCACAAGTAACCCTACGGGTCTTTCATGTCCGACGAACAAATGCAGGACGCTACGCCGACTGCAGACAATCAAGAACTTGACGTTCTC